CTGAACTTAGGCGCGTATAAAAAAAGAAGGTAAAAAATGACATTAAATAAAAAAGATATTGATAATCTTAAAAAGGAAATCGATGACTTGTTGGATAAATGTGAAGATGATTTTGAAGAGATGGCACTTAATCCAGATTACTCATTTGGATTGCTTATGAGCGCTAGTGCGACCTTGGGTGTAATTTTAAGGGAGTTGGCTGATGATTGAATTCTTTTTACCGATGAAAAAAATACCGACAACAACTCATCAACAGAAAAAGGTAAATGTGAGATCTGGTAAGCCGATTTTTTATGAACCAGAGGATCTAAAAAATGCCAGAGCGAAATTTGAGAGCTTGCTTGCGCAGCATGTACCTCCTGATAAATTTAAAGGAGCTATTCGACTGACAGTTAAGTGGTGCTTCCCTCGTATCAAAAAAAGCTACGATGGTCAGTACAAGACTACAAAGCCGGATACAGATAATTTACAGAAGTTGCTCAAGGATTGCATGACGAAACTTGGATACTGGCAAGATGATGCGCAAGTGGCCAGCGAGATTGCCGAAAAGTTTTGGGCGAACACAATCGGAATCTATATCAAGATTGAGGAATTGCCATGAGAATTGACTACATTGATTTCTTTAGCAGACAAATTCCAGAATGGATGGCGCGCAGCAACCAGAAGAGCCAAGAAGTCGGTTTTGCTTCCGACGCTTATTGGCTATGGGCGGTGTCGTCGATTAGCGAAATTTGCAAGCGATACAATGATGATGAACTAGTGACAGAGCAGTTCGGATTGCTCTTGAACTGGCTAGAGAAACAGGCAGGATAAACCATGGAATATAGCAAACAGATAGTAATCGACGGACTGAAACGCACAATCGAGCAGACGGAAGCAAGGATAGTTGAACTATCTGAGCCGTGTGTCAAATCGCTTGCTTTTAGCAGGTCTGAGGAAAGAGACTTGCTTAAAAAGAAAGTGAAAAACTGGAAGAAGAAAATAAAGGAGTTGGAAGATGAATGTACAGCGATTAATCGAGAAGTATAAAAAACTTGAGGGTGTATGGGATGCTGAAGGAGCAGAGCTAGCTCGCCAAATCTTTTTACAAGATTTAGAACAGCTAGACGGACCAGAACCAGTCAAAATTCCGCCGTCTGTGGCGGTTTGGTATGAGATAAACAAAGATAATTTAGATAAAAACATTGCATATCTTTGTTTGAATAATTGGGGAGAATTTATAAATGACAAGACTCTCTTTAACTGGATGTCGAATACAGATAACTTTATCCAAATTCTCGTCAACATGCACCAATTCGGCTACGAGGTTGAGGAAGAGAAGCGGTATTTGGTAAGGATTAAAGGAGTAGAAGAAGATAACGCATTCTTGAATTACTATGCACCAAGAAATGAATGGTTCATGGATAGCAGTTGTGATATGAAAGATATTCGTACATTTCATACTCGCAAAGAACTAGAAGAAGTTGGCTTCGGCTGGGTATTCGATTGCGAAGGGATTGAGATTAAGGAGGTGGAGTGATGATTATCAAGAATTACAAATATGATTTTTCGAGTGGAATAATCTGCTACACAATTGATGTAGATGGCTATGAAACAGCTATGGAACATACAAAGACAGAGTACGGAAGTGTCCAAAGAAATGATATTGATGATTTCTTGCTTGTAATCGAGGAGTACGACCTTCAAGAAGCTGAAGCGGTTGAAGAATTTGTTGACTTTCAAAGTTGTCTGCTTATGTATGGGATTGATTTTGAATTGAGAAATGAGGTGCAGTGATGAAACGACCAAACAGATACCCTTACACAAGAAGTCAGTGGCGAGTTCTTTATAAATTTAACCATGAAACCCGTCAGAGAGAACCGTACTTATTAAATAATCTTACATTTAAAACAAAGGAGGTGGAGTGATGGCAGATGAGCAAAATATTTTAGAGACACAATTGATTTTAGGTAAGCAAGTTTTAGAGATTGTCTTGGATTTGCTAAAAAACGACTCAAAAGCAGGGGTAGTTTTGCCTTTAAATATAAATGATCATGATTTTACAATTACTGTAGAAAAGGAGGTTGAGTGATGGAATTTTTACTAACAAGCACAAGCGGGTGGGTTGAAAATCAAATCCCTAACGCCGTGATTAAAAAATACACAAAAATAGAAGTTAGAGGCTGTTCGACATTTGAAGAATATGATGAGCTATTTTCTAGGATAGAAGGCAATTGGCTTTCTGAAGGAGTTAATCATAAAACGTCTAAAGGTCGAATACAAAGAGAATTCCCGAACGGTGCAGAGGGGCATTTTATCGAAATCAATTCGATAGAGGAGTTGCTAGAATTTCAGAAAAAAGTTGGAAACGAGCTAATAATTACTTCTGCTATTGATAATGAATCAATTCCAGCTATTGAAATTTACAATAATTACAGGGAGTGAACATGAAACGATTCATAGCTATCTGGATTTTATTATCTGCTGGACTAAACATCTGGCAGATGGACAGGATTCGAGATTTGGAAGAAAAGAAGCCGATGGTTGTCTATAAGGCTGATAACGCAGGCGCAGAGATATTTGGCAAGGTCGTCGAGAAAGGACGACATGGGAAGTTGTATACAGTGACTATCAGAGATTATGGGATTTTCGTAGTTACGAAAGAGAAGTTTGAGAAGATTAGAGTAGGGGATGAGGTGTTACTATGAACACAATAGACAAAGTCAAACAATGGTTTATTGACCGTGATTTAGAAAACGGTGGACGGCTGGACAAGCAGTCATTAAAACTAAGTGAGGAGTTCGGCGAACTATGCGCAGGTTATCTCAAGAAGAATGAGCAACTGACTAAGGACAGTATTGGAGATTGCGCAGTCGTGATTGTCGGTCTGGCGTTGCTGATTGAGGTAGACGTGCAGGAAATATTTGATGATTCTATAGTGATTTTTGAAGAAGATGTGCCTGATTATTTTAAAGATTTAAATAAAAATATCAGCTGCTTTCAAAGGTTCTACAGTTGGGAAGAGAAATCTATGTGTAAGATGTATCTATCATTTTCCATTGATTCGTTAAAATCAATCAGTAATGCTCTCGGTTATGATTTCGAAGAATGTTTTGAACTGGCTTACCAAGAAATTAAAGACCGAAAAGGGCGCTGGATTGACGGTTCGTTCGTGAAAGAGGAGGATTTGGGATGATACCGAAATATAGAGTGTGGGTAACAACAGAAAAACGTATGGTTTTTTTAGATGACATTCTTGATATTGACTACGAAAACAAAGAAATAGTGACACAACAAGTTTATTTTGAGAATGGTTTACCAGACGATAGAGATGTCTATTGTTATGATTTTGACGAAATCGAACTCATTCAATCAACAGGACTCAAAGATAAGAATGATAAGGAAATTTTTGAAGGCGACATAGTCAAAATGGCTAAGGATGTCTACTCTGAACCGACTTATTACAAGGTTGTAAGACACCGTGGTGGAGCATATCGTCTTGAATCTAATCAACACGGATGTGAATTGTGGTTACGATATGCTGATTGCGAGGTTGTGGGGAATGTGTATGAAAATCAAGAATATTTAAAGAAAAGAGGTAATTAAGATGACCAAAACTATTGAAATCCCAGATTGGTGCTCCATGTGGGGCAGAAAAGATGAGCGTTATGGCTCACTAGAAGAACTTAAAGAATTGTTACTCTACAAGCGTATCGTGAAATGGGATAAAGACTTTCTACTGCTTGAAGATGGCACAAAGGTCACTATTGAAATGTCTGAAAGTGATTGCTGTGCCTCAGCAGGTGGAGAGTTCAAAAATGTCACACTAGACGCAGTCATTACTGATGTAAAAATCGGAGAACCCACAAAATCCGACAATGGCGACGGGACCACTTGTGAGAATACGGTCACTATTTACCACAATCAAAATCCAATAGCTTTGGCAGAATGTGAGGCTGATGATGGCAATGGTGGCTATTACTACAGTGTAGGGTCGCTAGTTATTGGTAAAATCCACTTTCCAGTAGTAGAGGCGTAGGAGGAAGTTATTATGACAGAAACTCAAGAGCCTTGCTTGGTTGATTGAGGAGATGGAGAATGAGAATTAAAACATCAAATGACTCTATAATCAACGTTGATAGCGTGCAGAATAGCATCACAATTGAAGGAGTTGAGTTTGGCTCAGATTGTCGTGCTTTAGTCTCTAAGCACAAAGATGGCACAGGTACAATAACACTAGTTTTTGATGGGAAAATAATTTGAAAGTGTGATCACGAATAAAGAATAAAATAAAAAAGCCAGCACAGCTGACTCCTTTGTGATATACCCAATAAAAATATTATATCATAAAGGAGCTATGTTGTGAGGTTATTAAAAAAGGTTGACGTGCAATTCACCAAGAAAAATGTCTATGACGTTCTAGAGAGTTATCGCTCGTATGTCCGAATGGCAGGCGCTGAGTATTTGCCTAAAATCACAACGACCTACTCATTTGAACCAAAGACATTTACTGGTAAGAACACAGCAACAGAGAATATGGTTATCGAGCATGTGGATGCAGAAGCAGAAGTTCTGGAGATTGAGAGAGCAGTAAACTGCATTATGGATCCATATGTTCGGCAGGTAATTGCAAAGAAGTACATGGATATGAAAATCCAATTATCAGACAAGGCTATCTATATGGACTTAGGATATTCTGAGAGTGAGTTCTATCGCATGCTTAGTAGAGGTGCTTTGGAATTTGCGGAAGCCTATCGAAAAGGTAAGTTGATTGTCTTTCGTAAATTTTTGGGAGATATTTGCAAGTAAATTGCTAGGAAATGGCTTATTTTACATGGTAGAATAGTATTGTCAAGTGATAGGTTATTTGACGTCTCCTTTATATTTTTCATTTTATTTCCGAGGCTTCGGCCTCACATGGCGGTGACAGGCGTAAAGTGATTTTCTCTCCAATGTATTTTCAAACTTTTCGGTTCGATTCCGAACATCGCCGTTAAAGACTACAAAAAATAAAAATAGAAAATCAAAAAGATTGTACACACGCAAGGTAGTAGTCACCTTGCAGAAAGGTCGCACATCGTGTGGCTTTTTTTGATTATTTGAAAGGTGGTGATGGAAAATTGAATGAATTGACGATAAAACAAAAGAGATTCGCAGATGAGTACATCATCTCAGGTAATGCGACGGAAGCTTATAAGAAAGCAGGTTATCGTGCTTCTAGTGATAGAGTGGCAGGTGTCGAAGGACACAAATTACTAAAGAACCCTAAGATTAAAAGCTATATAGATGAGCGACTGAAACAGCTTGATTCTGAGAAAATTGCAGATCAGCAAGAAGTCCTTAGTTATCTAACCTCAGTAATGCGAGGAGAGACGCAAGAGCAAACTCTATGCAGTATCGGAGAGCTAGGGCAACAAGTAATTGATATCGATGTCGGAGCGAAGGATAGAATCAAGGCAGCCGAACTCTTAGGAAAACGTCATAGGCTTTGGACAGACAAGGTAGAGGCTGATGTTTCTGGAACGGTGGTGTTTGCGAATGAGTCAGACATACCAGATTAAACAGAATGATATTGTTGTTGACCTACCAAAAACAATAGGCGTTGGGTACGGACAGTTCTGGCGTTCAAGAAATCTTTATCGTGTAGTCAAAGGGTCCCGTGGTTCGAAGAAGTCCAAGACAACCGCTTTGAATTATGTTATCCGTCTTTTGAAATATCCTTGGGCTAACTTGCTTGTTATTCGTAGATACTCGAATACAAATAAGCAATCGACCTATACGGATTTTAAGTGGGCGTGTAATGTATTAGGTGTGACTCATTTATTTAAATTTAACGAGTCTTTGCCCGAAATAACTATAAAAGCGACTGGGCAAAAGATTCTGTTCCGTGGTTTGGATGATGAACTAAAAATCACATCTATTACAGTTGACGTTGGTATTCTTTGTTGGGCATGGTTCGAGGAAGCGTATCAAATCGAAACTGAAGACAAGTTCAGTACAGTAGTCGAGTCAATCCGTGGTAGCTTAGACGTACCTGATTTCTTTAAACAGATCACAGTCACATTTAATCCGTGGAACGAGAGGCACTGGCTCAAACGTGTCTTTTTTGACGAAGAGACGAGACGGGCTGACACATTCGCTACTACGACTACTTATAAATGCAACGAGTGGCTGGATGAAGTCGATATCAAGCGTTATGAGGATTTGTATCATACGAATCCAAGACGGGCTAGAATCGTTTGTGATGGCGAATGGGGAGTTGCTGAAGGTTTAATCTATGAAAACGTGACTGTCAAGGAGTTCAATAAAGATGAATTATTACAAGATTCAGCTAATAAATTATGTATCGGACTTGACTTTGGTTTCACTCACGACCCAACTGCTTTGTGTTGTTCATTGATAAACGATACGACGAAAGAGATTTATGTCTTTGATGAGGCATATAAAGTCGGATTGATAACCAAAGAAGTTGCGAAGATGATAAAGGACAAAGGTTATCATCGTTCACAAATCATTGCCGATAGTGCTGAATTGCGACTGATTGAGGAACTAAGGTCAGAGCATGGTATAACTCGAATTAAAGAGAGTCGTAAAGGTAAGGATAGTATTATGGCAGGCGTGTCCAAATTACAAGGATACGCTATTTATGTGCATCCAGATTGTAAAAACATCATGGATGAATTTTATAGCTATTGTTATCAACAAGATAAAGAAGGCAATTGGTTGAACAAGCCAGAAGATAAAAATAACCACTTGATGGACGCTTTACGTTATAGCCTTCAATGTATCGAAGGTGGCAAAGCAACCGTCCGCAGACGTTCTGATTATGGCCTATAGAGAGGAAAGACATGTACCAATATTTAACCTATCCACGAGATGGATATGATGAGGGTTCTTTGAAGAAAGACCTGATTTACAAATTGATAACGAAACATAGCACTGAAGGCTCACGTTTGAAGAAGCTTAAAAGCTACTACTTGGGTGAGCATGCTATCTTAGATCACAAGAGACGCAACGAGAACGCACCTAATTATAAGACGGTAGCCAATCATGCCAAGGATATCGCAGACACGGCTACAGGCTATTTTATGAGCAATCCTATCAAGTACAATAATACTGCTGAGGGTGATATCAATGCACTACTTACAGCATTTGATGGCGCTGAGATTGACCAAGTAGATGCGCAGAATGCTTTGAACATGGCTATCTATGGTCGTGCTTACGAGTACATCTATGCCAAAGAGGGATTGACTGAGTTGGACTCAACTAGTATTGATCCAGAAAATACCTTCATGGTTTACGATGATAGTATTGAGCGGAAGCCTTTGTTTGCGGTCTATTACTATCAAGTGAAGGACGATACGAAAGATACTACTAAGTATCAGGCAGAGATATTTACTGAGAATCTGCACTATCACATGGTGCTGAGAAGTACAGATTCAGGAACAACTCAGAATGAGCAAGTAAAGCCTCACAATCTTGGTCAAATCCCGATTATCGAATATCGCAACAATCATTTTGCGATTGGCGACTACGAGCAACAAATTAGCTTGATTGATGCCTATAATTCCTTGATGGGTAACCGTGTCAATGACAAGGAGCAGGCAGTAGAATCTATCCTTGTCTTGTATGGCACGCAGTTAGCAGACACACCAGAAGATGCTAAGGTAGCAATGAAGATTCTTTCTGAAGAAGGTCTTTTGGAATTACCTGGAGATAGTGCAAGAGCTGAGTTTTTGAAGAACACCTTGGACGAAAGTGCTACTGAAATCTTGCGTACAGCTCTGAAAGAGGATATCTACACATTCAGTCATGTACCTAATTTGACTGATGAGAACTTCGCAGGGAACACATCGGGCGTTGCCATGGAATTCAAGCTAATGGGCCTTGAGATGATTACCAAGACTAAGGAAGCGAACTACAAGCGTGGATTGCGCCAACGGATTGCGATTTTTGCTCATTACCTGGGCATGAAACAGATCGCTTTAGAGTCTCATTCAATCGTTCCACAGTTTAGCCGCGGTTTACCTAAGAACTTGCTAGAAATCTCTCAGATTGTGAACAATTTGGAAGGCAAAGTGACCAATAGGCAGCTTATTTCTCTCTTGCCGTTTGTGGAAGACCCTGACGCTGAACTGGAAGCCTTGGAAAAAGAGAAAAAGAAGAACATGGAAGACATGCCGATGTTCAACCAAGACAATACGAAACCCGAAGATGAGGTAGAGGATGAAGAATCAGGAGTATTGGGCGAAGAGGAAAGCCAATCTGATTTACCAACAGATGGACAAGGCCGAAAAGCAGGCAGACCAGTTCGATAAGGTTTATCAGGAAGCTAAGACTTACTTAGATAAGGAAATCAATAAGATTTTCGATAAGTTCCAACGTGATTATGGTCTAAGTCAGGTGGAAGCTAGACAAGTCTTGAAGAACATGAAAGATAAGAAAGACTTGAATGAACTTCGTAAGGTGCTTGAGGCAAGACCGAATGACCCAAATATCCAAAGACTACTGGCTGACTTAGACAGCTCAGCTTATTCTTTTCGTATGAAGCGCTTAGAGCGTTTGAGCGACGATTTAGATCGTATGCGTGAATCTATCTATCATTCAGAGAAAACAGGCTCAGACGCCTATTACAGCGACCTGATGAAGGATAGTTATTACAAAGCTACCTTTGACCTACAACAGCAGGCAGGGTTAGCGTATGGCTTTTCTGGGCTTCCTGAGAGCGAGATAAAACATCTACAGTCTTTTAGTTGGGTAGGAGATGGAAGCACGTATTCCACAGACATCTGGAAGAATACGGGGAAGCTTACTTCTAGCATAAAAGATGAACTACTCATAAGCCTCATGACAGGCAGAGATACACGAGAAACTGCACAAGCAATCGCTGAGAGGTTCAATGTAGGTCAGAATGATGCTAGGCGTTTGGTTCGGACGGAATCAGCCTTTTTTCATAATCAAATGGAACTACTCAGCTATGAGGAAGCAGACATAGAGAAGTATATCTTTGTGGCCGTCTTAGACAAGCGTACATCACGCATTTGTCAGGAGCATGACAATCAAGTCTACGACAGGGATAAGGCTGTCCCTGGCGTCAATTGTCCACCTATGCACCCGTGGTGTAGGTCTACTACTGTCGCATACGATGAGGACGCAGACTATAGCAAGCTGAAGCGCAGAGCAAGGAATCCAGAAACAGGTAAGACCGAGCTGGTGCCTGCTGATATGACTTATAAAGAGTGGTATAGCAAGTATGTTGAGAAAGACGGGGAAAAGGTGTATAATCAGGGTATGAGTTCAATTGATTTAATGGCAAAACAACAGTCTTTTGTTGTTGGAAATGATATTCGAGTGAATGCCAAAAAACTTAGCGGAACCGAGTTTGATTTTTGGACTCAGAACAATGGTAAGAAAATTAGAGATACAGTGGCGAACGTTCAAGAAGCTTTCCGCCAATTGCCTGATTATTCAAAGCCAACTGTTGTGTTTTTAAAAAAATCAAAGCTGCCTGGTCTAGCTGGATATGACTATAAGCAGGATATTTTGTTTATAAGTGATGCTCTTAGTTCAGAGAAAGAATTCAAAGACATTTTATCGGATGGGTTCTTTGCTGCAAAAGACATTAAAGATGCAATAGTTCATGAGTTGACGCATAAACAACACTGGGATTCTGCAAAAGCGTTTTACAAAGCAAATAAAAAGCGTTATAATAGTCTTGAAGAAGCGATGGCATATTTGAATAGAGACTTGGTAACCTATGTAAAAAAACAACATAATATTGATAAAATGTATTTATATAGGGTTAGCATTAATGCTCTCTCCGCTTTTGAAATAAATAATATTAATGAATTGGTCGCAGAAGTTGGAGTTTTAGGAAATAATACTCCCGATGATACACTATTACAAAAAGTACAGGAGGTTCTATCATGGAAGTAATGGCGTTGCCTAGTAAAGAAATGATGCAGTTCTATACAGAAATATATCCGTGGATAAAAACTAGCTTTCCAGACAATACAACTCCTAGATTTTTATTCAAAGATAACACCCCTGGTCATATTTTAGAAATGTTCGAACAAATAAAAGAAAATCTAGGATATGACTACGCAATATAAAATACCAAAGCACCTAGAGAAATCTAAGTGCTTTTCTTATTTTTAATTTTTTTCAAAAAACCTCTTTTCTTGGTAACACAGTTATATAATAATTGTGTTACCAAGAAAAGAGGTGATGACATGGTAGCAAAAGTCGGAAGACCGAAAAGTGAAAATCCTCGCAGAAATAATACAAGACTTCGTATGACTGATGAAGAAGTAGCAATGTTAGAGTATTGTGCTGAACAAACAGGAAAGACGAAGACGGAAATTTTAATGCTGGGACTAGAAAAGGTCTACAACGAAATCAAAAAATAGCCTAGAACCCACTAACGCCAATCAGATGGTTCTAAGCTATCGCACGAAAGAAACTCTTTCTGAAATCATTATATCAGAAAAGAGCTTCTTTGTCATACCGAAAAGGAGTTTTTATAATGGCAAAAATTGAATTAACAGAAGAACAATTGACTCATCTAGGCTACGAGCTTGCAGATATTCGAAGAATGGTTGAAATGGCAACCAATATGACAGAAACCTTGGCTTGGGTTCAACTTAAGGATGAGACAGCTTTTAAAGAGATGTCTAAAAAGTTCTTTGATACTTTTAATGAACAATTCGGTTTACTTCATTCAACACTAGATGAAATTGCTTTTATTTTGATGAACTCAACAGATAAAGCAGAAATCTTAGGAAGTAAAATTTTTAACTAGGAGCATAAAATGGAACTACAAATTTTTAAAAATGAACAATTCGGAGAAGTAAGAACGATTGAAATTAAAGGCGAGCCATTCTTTAATTTGAATGATTGTTGCCAAATTCTGGATTTAAGTAACCCACGAAAAACACTAGAAAGACTTAATCCAAAGGGTGTAACTAGTAGTGACATCCTTACAAATGGAGGAGTCCAACAAGCCAACTTCATCAACGAAGCGAATTTCTATAAGCTTGTTTTTCAATCTCGCAAACCAGAAGCAGAGAAATTTGCTGATTGGGTCACTAGCGAAGTTCTGCCCTCTATTCGTAAGCATGGCGCTTATATGACCGACCAAGTGGCCTATAATATCACACACAACAAACAAGCCTTAGCAGACTTGCTCCTTATGGCTGGTAATCAACTGAAAGAAAAAGAAGCAGTCATTAAACACTTGGAAGCTGAAAAAGCTGTACTTTCCGTTGAAAATACCATAATGAAGCCGAAGCAGACTATTTCGATGAACTGGTAGATAGAAACTTACTGACCAGCTTCCGAGAAACAGCAAAACAATTAAAAATCAAAGAACGCAAGTTTATTGACTTCTTGATGGAGAAAAAATATATCTATCGAGATAAGAAAGGCAAGCTCCAACCAACAGCCAATAAAAACGATGGTTTGTTTGAAGTAAAGGAAACACTCAACGAAAAAACACAATGGTCTGGCACACAGACACTCATCACACCTAAAGGCCGTGAAACCTTTAGACTACTATTTATTTAATTATGCACTAACCGCGTCGAAATCGAGGCGGTTTTTATATTGTCCAAGCATTGAAGACACTAAAAGCTATGGAAAATACAGTCGGGGACGACTTTAAAAATAGGAGGTTCGCAATGAACGAAGAAACACAAACAGTCGAAACGGTTGAAGAGCAAAAGGTACCTGCAGAACCTACAGAGCAACCGCAAGACGAAAAGAAGTACACAGACGCAGACGTGAATGCTATCATCGATAAGAAGTTTGCCAAGTGGAAATCAGAGCAAGAAGCCAAGGAAAACGAAGCTAAGAAGCTTGCTAAGATGAACGCTGATGAGAAACAGAAATATCAGTTGGATCAGCGTGAGCAAGAACTAGCTGACCGTGAAAAAGCTATTGCTCGCAAGGAATTGACCGCAGAAGCTAAAGCAATGCTAAGTGAACGTGACTTACCTGTTGAGTTAGTGAATGTAGTTGATTTAACAAGCGCAGAGACGGTATCGCAGTCTGTTGCTGTGTTGCAGAAATCATGGGAGCAAGCCGTACAGAAAGGCGTACAAGAAAAGCTAAAAGGCGGAGCTCCAATGAAACAAGCACCAGTTGATAGTGACGGTATCACAAAAGAAGAATTTGCTCGTATGGGTTATCAGAGTCGAAATGAACTCTATCAAAAGAACCCAGAACTCTATAAGAAATTGAAAGGTTAAAATAAATGACAGCAGGACAAACTAAATTAGCCACTATGGTTAACCCAGAAGTAATGGCGGACATGGTTTCCGCTAAACTACCTAAATTGATTAAATTTACTCCACTCGCTTATGTGGAAACAGCACTCCAAGGACAACCAGGGAATACTCTAACAGTTCCAGCTTGGGAGTACGCAGGAGATGCGACTGAGGTTGGAGAAGGTCAAGCTATTTCTCCAGACCAATTGACTACTAAAAAGACCACTATGACCATCAAAAAGGCTGCTAAAGGTTATGAAATTACCGATGAAGCTCTTTTGTCAGGTCTTGGCGACCCACTAGGTCAAGCGACTTACCAGCTTGGTTTGGCTATTGCCAACAAGATTGATGATGATTTGGTAGCGGTGGCTAAGACTGCAACACAGCACGTTGCAGAAGCTCCAACAACAGGAGCAGCTCTTGATAAAGCACTTGCTATTTTTGACGATGAAGAAGACGCAAAATATGTAGCTCTTATCAATCCAGCAGATGCCATTGATTTGCGTGCTAACACTGTGAAAGAATGGATTTCAGGCACAGAAGTAGGAGCGAATACAGTTGTTTCTGGTACATTTGGAGAAACACGAGGTGTTCAAATTGTGCGTACTAAGAAAGTTGAAAAAGGTAAAGGCTTTATCGTCAAAGTCTCTCCTAGCCAGACTCAGACAGACGATGCCAACAAATATGGTGCGTTTGTTATCATGCTAAAACGTGATGTGGCTATCGAAACAGACCGTGACATCCTTAAAAAGACAACAGTCATCACTGGTGATGAACACTATGGTGTTTACCTATACGACCCTACACGAGTTGTAAAATTCGGTGAGTAAGAGGTGACGATATGAGCTTATTGCTACGACGTCATTATATCCAAGAGGAGCAGGCTAGCCAGTATTCTGATTTAGAGAATAAGACTCTAGAAGAGTTGAAGAATCTAGCTAAAGAAGCTGGCATAGCTGGCGCCTATAAGTTATCAAAAGCCGAAATTGTAGAGGTGTTGGAGGATTTAAAAAGTGAAATTTAAAATCAAACAAGATTTCTATGATTGGGAATCAAATGTGAAACGACTGGTAGGGGAGGAGCTTGAGATTACTGAGGAGCGTTATGTTAAGTTGGCTGGCAATTTTGCTAGCAATGGTGTCGCTATCTCAGATGTTCTTGAGGAAATTCTCCCTGAACCTGAGTTCTTAGAAGAGGATTGATATGTCTATAGAGTTGCTGAAGAAAATGACAGGCGAAGAAGATACTCAGCTTCTCATGTTGCTCCAAACGAGGGCTACAAATCTTATCTTATCAGAGACTAACCGCACATCTTTGACACCTGCTTTAAGCCTCTTAATACCTGAGGTTGCTATCGAGATCCACAACCGCTCAGGAGCGGAAGGAGAGCACTCTAGAACCGAAGGTGGTATAGCAGTAGTCTACGGAGAAAACGGCCTGTCTACGGGCCTTTTACAGCGTATACGCATGCACAGACTAGCAAGGGTGGCAGGCCATGTTTTTGAAGCAGAGTAGACTGAAACCCTATCCAATGCGACGGTTTGAAAAGACTGTCACAGAGGAAGGTGTCGTAAAAGAAGGGTATGCCAAGGAAGCTGAGACAGTCCGTCTTGAATTGTGGCCGGCTAGTAGCAAGTTACAATCTGAGCTGTATGGTGAGCGTGTCAACGACATTTTGAACGCAAATGCCAATAAGTCAGCTACTATCAAAGTGAAAGATGGTGTATGTATCGATAGCCAGACAGAAGTAACTCACAGGGTTATTTCTAAGAAGGTCTACACACATCATCAAGTTTTGGAGTTAGAGCGTGTCAGAGCTACTAGGGGCAGATAGGCTTATAGCTAAGTTCAGAAAGTTGTCAGATGTTGCGCAACGAGATATTGTTTCAAAGGCGGTTCATCATGCAGCCAAAACCATTGTCCAAGCTGATGCTAAAAGACTTGCACCAGGTAACAATGGAGAACTTAGAAATAGTATCAAGACTAGGGTTAAAATGGACGGAGATAAGGTTATAGGAGAGGTTTACACAAATCTACACTATGCGCCATACGTAGAGTTTGGTACAGGGCCAAAAGGACAAGCTAGCCATTCAGGTATATCACCAGAGGTCAGCGTGTCTTATCGCTCTAGCCCGTGGTATGTGCATGAAGACCAAATCGATGTAGGACCTTACCACTTTCAAAAGATTGGGGAGTTCTACAAGATGTATGGTCAACCTGCCCAGCCTTATCTTTATCCAGCTTTGAGAGACAATCAAGAGCGTGTGTCCAAGAATATTTCGAATTATGTCCGTAGAAAGATAAGAGAACAAATATAATGATCAATATCAAGCCTGTTATTTATAAAGAATTGCAAAAGGTCGCAGATAATGTGACTGATACTTATCCTAGCGATTGGGAGACTTTCCCAGTCGTTATTTTTTTGGAAGAACAAAACAAGCCCGGAGAGTGGTTCGACGACCAGGAACAAAAATCATCTATCCGCTACAAGGTGGATATCTTTGATGATACCAGCACTAGTGAGGTAGCTGTTAAAATCAATCAGATTTTTGAGTCTTTAGGTTTGAGAAGAACCGACTGCCAAGACGTGCCAGACCCGTCTCATTTGAGACACAAGGTCATGCGTTTTGAAGGTGTCGTTGACTTACACTCAGAGCTTGTTTTTCAATTTAGAATGGAGAATTAAACATGTTAGCAAATGGAATTACGCTTTCTTATAGCAAAACAAAAGGTAGCTATATTAAGCTTGTTGGATTGAAAGAAGTACCAGAATTTGGTATTGAACCTGAAAAAGTAGAGAATACTACTCTTGAAGATAAAGTTAAGAAGTATGAGTTCGGTATCGGTGATGCAGGGGAATTGGAATACAAATTCTCTTACAAGAACGACGGAGAAACTGCACCTTATCGTGTATTGCGTAAAGCGGCAGACAATAAGGAAAAACTCTTCTTTGAACAGACTTACCCAGATAACACGAAAGTGCATTTTGAAGGTCAAGTATCTGTTAAACTTGGCGGTGGCGGTGTCAATGCCGTTATCGAGTTCACCCTTAAAATTGCGTTGCAGTCAGAGTTGGAATTTACAGACGGTCTTGGAGGTTAATTAAATGGCACTACCTTACTCAATTTGGAAGATTAACGATGAGAAAGAGTTGAAACTACGACTTTCATCTCATCAAGCGGCAAAAGTTGAAGAAAAAATCGGTATGAACTTACTGAAAATTTTTATGCCTGAGGCTGGCGAAGAGTTTCCTTTGCCTCCTTTGAAAGTTGTATTGCTCTTGATTCATGGAGCCTTGCAAAAGTATGAGAATGGGTATTCTCTTGAGGATGTCTATGATTTATACGATGAATACGTGGATAACGGTGGAGACCAAACAACCTTCATGACAGAGGTTTTAATGCCACTCTTTGAAGTATCGGGTTTTACTCCACGAGGAAGCAAGAACAAGAAAACTTCCAAGAAGAAAATGACAGTAGTCGAGTAATCTTGACGGTAACGCAGATTATTGAGAGGCTTTATCCTATGTTTTTGGACATTGGGGGTAAGCCTCTTGATTTTTGGGATTTAACGGTGCTTGAAATCAGGGAAATGATTGAAAGCTACAACCGTGTTAAAACCCAAGAGCGTAAAGAAAAGATTATTGACTCATACAGACTGTCTCAGATGATTTCCAATCACGTTTCTTTATTGTTATCCAAAGATGCTAAGGTCTTTGAGTTCTGGGAGTATGCGCCTGAATTGTTTGTGGAAGAACAGCAAGCGGTAGAACAAGAACGACAAAGACAAGCACTTTTGTTGCATAAGCAACAGATGCGTGAATTTGCAGAAAGACACAATCGCAAAAGAAAGGAGGAAATGAATGGCAACTCTTGATGAATTGAAGGTCATGATTGACGCTGAGATAGCGCCTTTCAGGAAGAAGATGAAAGAAGTCGAGAATCAGGTCAAGGGGACATCTGACCAAGCGAAGAATGCCACTGCCAAAGTTCGTGAACAGTCGAACTCTATCGGTAGTGCGTTTGGCAAGCTAGCCAAGTTCGCTGGCTTTGCAATCCTTGGTAAGAAATTGCTTGATGTTGGGATGTATTCAGCGCAGACGGCTCTTGAAGTATCAGCGTCTATGAACCAAATCAAGCGACAGATGGGTGAGAGTTCGCAATCTTTCTTAAAATGGGTTAACGATAACGCTAACGCTATGAATATGGGTGTGGGTGAGGCGACCAACTACGGTGCAGTCTACTCAAACTTATTTTCTGGATTTATCAAAGATACCAACAAGCTAAGCGCCTATACTGCTAAGATGCTGCAGACATCGGCAGTTGTTGCCGAGGGTTCAGGGCGTAGCATTACAGACGTTATGGAACGTATTCGTTCAGGTTTACTAGGGAACACGGAAGCGATTGAGGACCTAGGAATCAACGTCAATGTGGCTATGATTGAATCTACTGAAGCCTTTAAGAAGTTCGCAAACGGGCAGAGCTGGCAACAGTTGGATTACCAAACCCAGCAACAAATCCGCCTAATGGCTATCCTAGAGCAAGCTACAGCTAAGTATGGGAATACCTTGTCCAATTCTGTAAATGGTCGTATCAGCCTATTTAAGTCGCTGATGAAAGATAGTGCATTGAATCTTGGTAATGCTATGTTACCGATTATCAATGCGATCATGCCTGTCTTGAACTCTTTCGCTATGGTCTTGAAGAACGTTACGGCTAAACTCGCTGAGTTTATCGCTTTGATGTTTAACAAGAAAGCAACAGTAAAAGACGGAGTTGGTGGAGCAGTTGGAGACATGGGTAATGCCATGAAAGACGCTGCAGGCGGAGCAGGAGATCTTGCTGATGCAGTGGACGACGCTGGAGATTCAGCAGGAGGACTTGCTGATAACCTTGGAGACTCGGCCAAAAACGCTAAGAAAGCTGCTAAAGAATTGCTTGGTCTGATGGGATTTGATGAAATTAACATTTTACAAAAACCAAAAGATGACGACGCAGGCGGTTCTGGAGGCGGTGGCGGAGGTAAAGGTGGTAAAGGAAAGGGAGGCGGTGGCGGACCTTTCAAAGACATCTTGCCAGAAGTCGAGTTGACCGACATGGACAACCAGTTCAAGAGCATTTTTGACGGGCTAGGCGATAAGCTGAAAGGGTTGTTTGACCTCTTCAAAAAAGGTTTTGATGCAGCATTTAGACCAGAAGGTATAGAACGTATCAAGATTGCCTTAGACCAAATAGCTAAGACACTGGGAGAAATCGCCACTGATCCAAGAGTTGTGAATGCCTTCAACAGAATGGCTGAGAAAATTGCTTATGCTTTAGGGCAAGTGACAGGCTCAATAGCCACTATCGGGCTAGGTATCGGTGTTTTCCTTGCCGAAAGTATTGCCAATGGTCTTGGAAGGCAAAAGGAACGCATTATCAGAGCGCTAGTCGCTTTATTTGATAATATCGGTAACATTGCAGAGGCAGTAGGAAATATCGCTCAGGCCTTTTCTAGTGCTTTCTACGATGTCATTACTTCAACTGGTGCGGTTCGTATCGGTAGCGCTATTGTGTCAACATTTTTAAGTTTGAGCTCAAAAGTTGTTGAGATTGGAAGCAAACTTGGTGGCGATTTATTCAAGGGCTTAGAACGCATTGTGACAGATAACGCTCCGAAATTATCTAGTTCTTTACAGGGAGCTTTAGATGCAATTGCTCCAGTATTCGAAACAATAGAGCAAGCAGTGAACCGTTTTGGAGATGCGTTTAGTCGTGTGTATGATGAGCATGTTAGTCCATTTATAACGACTCTTTCTAGTGGTATTTCTAAGATTGTATCAGTTTTTCTAGATAGTTTTGACAACAACGTTACTCCAGCACTTCAAAGATTCTCTGATGGATTTGAAGACGTCTATAGAAATCATATCGGACCAGCAATTGATTCTTTAAACCAAGCTTTTGGAGGACTGGTTGATGTTCTCAAACAAGTCTGGGAAGATAATATGCAACCTTTTGCTGAGTTTTTAGCCGATACATTCGGTATCAGCATTGGTGAAGTTGCCGATGTGCTAGGCGGAGCTATTTTAGAGGCTTTAAAAATTCTAGCTGATACAGTAAAAGTCGTTAGCGATGCTTTCGTTGCTTTTTCTGATTGGTGTAAGGATAACCGAGAGATAGTTTCAGCCATGGCCACTGCAATCGGTCTGGTATCGACAGCTTGGGAAGGTATTAAATTCATGTCTTGGGCTGAGCAGGCTGGTGGTCTTGCAGCAGGAATTGGTAAATTAAGTGGAGCTTTCACTGATTTAGTTAGTGCTGTGAAAGGCTTAACAGTTGATAAGATAAAAGATTTTGCAGAAAGCGTGTATTTGAACACCTTATATGCAAAAGACTTTGTAGTCAGTTCAGGTAAATTGATTGCCGAGTTAGGAAAAACCGCTCTAGAACTTGGTAAATCAGCACTAGCGTGGGGTGTTCATGCGGCACAAATGGGACTTGCAGCAGCGGCAGAGATCGCTCAATCGGTTGCAGCAGGAGTTGCAGCAGCCGCAACATGGGCACTCAATGGAGCTATTGCAGTCTTGACCAGTCCGATAACCTTAGTTATTGCTGCTATTGCAGCCTTGATTGCTATCGGTGTCTTGCTCTACCAAAACTGGGATACTGTTGTCGAGTTCGCTAAAACTGCATGGCAAGGACTGTGTGATTTTATCAGTGGTATTTGTCAAGCAATCGGCGAATTTTTCAGCGGTCTATGGACGAAACTACAAGAAATCTTTGAGCCAATAGGTCAATGGTTTGGCGAGAAGTTCCAGCAAGCATGGGACGCCATTGTAAACATCTTCTCTGGTATCGGAGAGTGGTTTTCTGGTGTATTCCAAGGTGCGTGGGACGCTATCGTTAATATCTTCACGCCAATCGGCTCTTGGTTTGGAGAAAAATGGACTGATGTTACCAATGCTCTTTCAGATGCAAATACTTGGTTAGGTGATAAATTCAAGCAAGGCTGGGATGCAATAAGCAATACATTTAGCAAGTTGGGTTCGTGGTTTGGTGACCGTTGGAACGAATCTAAAGACGCGCTTGCTGAAGCAAACACTTGGCTTGGCGATAAGTTCCAATCTGGTAGGGATAAAGTGAACTCAGCTTTTGAAAAAGTTGGCTCTTGGTTCGGTGACCGTTGGAATGATATCAAAGATGGAGTAAAAGAAGCTGATACATGGTTTGGCGAGAAATTTGAGAGTGCAAAAGAGAAAACTCAGAATCCTTTCCAAAAAATCGGCTCTTGGTTTGGCGATAGATGGAAAGACATGCAAGATGCCTTGAAAGAAATCCCTAACTGGTTCAAGAATCTGTTTAATGATGCAATGGATAACGCAAAAAGCGCAGTACAATCAGGTGTTGATGCGCTTAAGAGTATTTTTGATTTCGAGTGGCACTTGCCAAAACTTGAGTTGCCTCACATTAATATAACTGGCGGTTTTAGTTTGAATCCACCTAGTTTTCCTAGCTTTGATATTTCTTGGTATGCACGAGGTGGTGTATTCAATTCTCCTAGCATTATCGGGGTCGGAGAAGCTGGTCAAGAAGCGGTAATGCCTCTTGAACGGAATACAGGTTGGATTTCCATCTTGGCTCAAAAATTAGCCGAAAGGATGCCTGTTAACAATGTCCCTGCGGGCTACTCAATGCCTTCAGGGGATATCGTTATCCAAATTGCAGGGCATGAGTTTGGACGGGTAGCTATCCAAGAAATTAACAAGGAACACGAAAGAGCAGGTCAAACCTTGCTCAAGATTTAGGAGGTTAAATGGCACAATTGAGAATCAATGGGGTGGCTGTAAAGCCTCCCAAATCTTTTCAAGTCGGTATTCAAGATATAGATGGAGAAACGGGGCGTAATGCTAATGGCGACATGGTGCGCGACCGTATTACAACCAAACGTAAATTAGATTGTGAATGGGGCATGCTGACTCAGGAAGAAATGAGTCAGCTTTTAAATGCCGTGTCAGCAGTCTTTTTTGAGGTTTCATACCCTGACCCTGTTAAAGGTCAGACGACTGGGACTTTCTATGTCGGCGATAGAACGGCTCCAAGCTATACCTTTACCGAGAAGTTCAAACCTTGGTCTGGTGCTAAATTTAATCTAGTAGAGAGGTAAGAAAATGGACGCTTTAACTAGACGCCAATTTGATAGAGCCATGTTTGCCAAGGACAGGACGCTGGCTATCCGCGTTGGTAATTATGCTTCACGGGATATCAAAGAGGCTAGTTTTGAGTATGGCTACATCAAGGGCGATACTTATAAGCCCGGTGGAACGTGTGCTGGTAGCGGTAAAATAACCTTTACCAGCATCATTACCACATTCAATAAACTGGATATCCTACACCCTGAGATTGGACTACTGGTTGGGGATACCTATCAGTGGGTCAAGATGGGGGAATACTTCATTAACGATATCGAGATTGACCGAAACCGCAACACAACCACGCTGGAGCTCATGGACGGTATGTTTAAGCTCAATCGTGAGTATGTGACAGACTTGCATTTTCCAGCTGAGGTACGAGAGGTTATTCAGGAAATCTGCCTGAAAACAGGCATTGAGTTAGCGAATGACTATTTCGGAATCAGCGCTATGCGCTATCATGTCGAGCAAGTTCCTGAGGGCAAGAAACTTTCATTCAGGGATATGTTAAGCTCCATGGCTCAGATGATTGGGATGTCTTGTTTCTTCAACCGAGAAGGCAAGATGGAAATCCGTGATTTGACTGAGTCAAATATCACGATTAACGCAGATAGTTACTTCTTGCATGGCTTGACCAAGAGTGAGATTGAGTATCAGATAGCTGGTATCACTTGTAAGACGGACAAGAAGTCTCTGACGGTCGGTATGAAGACAGGTCGGTCTTTGGAACTGGATAATGTCTTCATGACTCAGAGCGCTTTAAATGACCTGTATTACAAACTGAAAAACCTAACTTATTACCCGTATAACCTCAACTACCAAGGGCATTTACTGCTTGAGGTCGGGCAGTGGGTAACCATTCAAACCAACAAGAAAGAAACCTTTAAAGTTCCTGTGTTAAGCCAGAGCTTTACTTTTAAAGGTGGTCTGAGAGGTCGTATCAGTGCAGATAGTAAGGCTGGAAACGATACTCAGTACTCTTACGAGGGTACGATTACCAAGCGGATTAAGCAACAAGATGGCATTGAAGCGAAAATCCAAGCGCAGATTGAAGCAGCAGACGCAGCCTTTGATGCTGAGTTCAAAAAGCGTAAAAAAGAGATAGATGACGGTATCGAACTTGCCAAGGCGAAGGCGGAAGAAGTCAAGCAAGAACTGTCTAACACTATCAATCAGCGCTTCGACAGCTTTGACAATGGGCCATTGAAAGAAGCCAAGCGTAAGGCTGAGGAAGCCTTGAAAAACGCTGGCGCAAGCAGTTTGCTAGCCCAGGAAGCCAAGCAGATTGGGCTGGACTCTGTTGCTAGACTTGAAGCGTTTAAGTCACAGACTACGGGCGCTCAGATGGCTCTGTCGGGTGATTTAGATGCTCTGAAACAGACTATTACGAACGATATTCGGCCGAAGCAGGCACAGGCTGAAGCTGAGATTGCCAAGCAAGTTGAAGCACTTGTTCAGACAAAAAAAGAACTGGCTGGTGTGAAGTCGGCGCAAGCGACGTATGAGGAGACGATGACTCGTAGACTTGCAGAGCTGACTAACTTGGCCAATGGTAAGGCTAGTAAGTCAGAACTCACACAGACAGCCGAGGAACTGGCTAGTAAGATAGCGAGTGTGCAGGTTGGTGGGCGGAATCTTTATGCGTTGAGCAAAAATTTAGACATTTTAAAAGGTAGTCATGTAGCTGATTTAAAAATGGATATTTCGTCCGGCGAGATATCTTTTAAGGCGACAGGACCAGACCCTTATGTCGGCGAAGCGACGACTCACCCAAAAACAGCAAGCGGCAGAAATGGCGTTCGTATTCCTGTCATTCTAGGCAAGTCAATCTATGTGACGATTTCGAATCCCGTCTTTGCAAAGAATTTCATTTCGTACTTCGACGAAAGGGGAAGTACGGTAAAACATTATCAATATTACAACACCAACTCTTTTGTGATTTCGCCAAAAGAACTAGCGGGAGTGAGTTTTGTTACCTTGCGTTTTGGGTGCGGTGGATCGAGCTTTGAAATCGGGGATGTACTCAAAACCAAAGTCAAAGTCGAGTATGGCACGATACCGACAGATTGGAGCCCAGCCTCCGAAGATGTCGAAAGCCAAATCTCAGCTGTCGAGTCAAGCTTTAAGCAGCGTGCTGATGCACTAGATGCTGGTGTGAGTCGTCTGACTGAAGGATTGAGAACCAAAGCGGATATCAGCTCACTAAACGTGACTGCTGAAAATATCAGGCAGTCTGTGAAGAGCCTTGAAACAAGCACGCAGAACAAGCTAGATCAGAAATTGAGTCAGGCCGAATTTGAGGTACGTGCTGGTTCGATTCGTCAGGAAATCTTGAATGCAACCAAGGACAAGGCAGATAAAACTCTGGTCGTGGCTGAAGCTGGGAAATTGCGTGAAGAATTTTCAAACTTGCGAGTTGGTGGAACTAACTTGTTGAAAGGCTCAAAAGGACCTTTTCTTCCAGATCGGAAGCCAGCTAATTTTGATAACGCTATTCTGTATGCAGGAAATACGTCTATTTACATGGAACAGGGGCAGGAATATATCGTTTCTGCTAAAACAGACGGGAACTTTACGGCTCTTCACGAGAATAAGGAATCCGACAACGTAGTTCTTTGGATTATGGACAAGGATGTCAGAAATTATCAAATTGTATCGGACCTCAAGACAGGTACCACAGGAACGAAAATCGTTTGGAATAAGCCGACAGGTATCTATCATCTACGCGTTAACACTTATCATAGAGAAGCAACCAAAAGCGTTTGGGACGTAAAGGTTGAGAAAGGTAATGTTGCTACTGACTGGAGTCCTGCGCCTGAGGATACTGACGGCCTTATCACTGAAGCTAAATCTATTTTTGAGCGGACAGCTCAGGGCTTGCGGACTGACTTATCAGCTGTTCAGGAATATGTCAATAAAGACGGTCAGCGACAGGAAGCTTTACAGCGTTACACTCGTGAGGAAAGCGCAAAACAAGCGACGGCTGTACGTGAGCTAGTTGCGAAGGACTATGTAGGCAAAGCGACTTATCAAGAAGATGTGCGAGGTCTTGAGCGTAGGTTTGAAGCTATTACCAACCCACAAAATGGATCGATTGCCACTCAGATTGCTAACTACAAAACAGCAGTAGATGGCAGATTTGCAGATATCACTTCATTGATTGCTGGTAAGGCTAATCAGACGGACTTCCAGCGAGTTAAGGAAACTAGCCAACTCTACGAGCGCATTCTGGGCAATACTGAAAATGGAATTGCAGATAAGGTTGCTCGTATGGCTATGACCAATCAGCTGTTTCAGGTTGAAGTTGGGAAGGCCTTTGCGGAACATCAGAATTTATTCTTAACCTCAACGCTCACTAAAGGATTTTTAGGGAATAATGGAATCATTAGCGTAGCGAATGCTACACAAAAGGAGGTTACATCCGATTTCATTTCAGTAGATCCAAATGAAAAAATTATCTTCCAGCACTGGGTAACTCTGCCTGAGAATGGAATGGCTTGGACCGCTTGGCAATTTTTCGATAAAAACAAAAATCCTATTGATAACCGCAAACCAGGATTAAATGCTTATAAAACAACTGTAGGCAAACAACACAACATCAATCAAATCACTGTACCAGCGAATGCTTATTTTGTCAGATTTTCAGCTCGTATGTACGATGATGGTTTGATAAAAGTAGAAAAGGGCTCAACTCCATCCGATTATTCAGTAGCACCAAATGATGCTCTTGAAGCTGTGAAAACCGTCCAAAGACAGCTTGACGGCTCTTGGTCTGTCCAGAACATCAACTCGGCTGGAGATATCATCTCTGGAATTAATCTTGGTGCTGACGGTCGCAATAGATTTATAGGAAAAACATTTCACATAACTGGCGAGACCTTAATTGATAATGCAGTTATCAAGTCGGCTATGGTTGATAAGCTGAAAACGGCCAATTTTGAATCTGGTTCGGTCACGACTAAGATATTAGACGCTGAAGCGGTCACGGCCGATAAAGTGAGATTTGATGATGCGTTTATTAGGAAAATGACTACAAATGAAGCTTTTATTGAGCAACTAACTTCTAAACGGATTTTTGCGACCAAAGTCGAGTCAGTCGTTTCTAGATCAACATTCCTGGAAGCCTATCAAGGAAGGATTGGTGGATTCACTATTGGGCGTTTTGACCAAGGAAGAGGTCGCTGGATTTCTGGTATCAACCAATTCTCAGTTGGCATGGGGAATGGTGAAGGAGGAAGCTACAATGACGAAAATACTGCATTTTGGGCGAATTGGGGGTACAGTTGGAACTATCCTGGTCCCAATGCCTGGTATGTAACAACATCAGGAAATATGTATTGCCGAAACGGAGCGGATTTTCACGGGAAGGTCGACTTTTCGAATAGATCAACAGTGAATTTTTATAGTCAACCGTCGTTTTCAAATGGAGCAGTGATAAATGGTAGTTTGAGGGTGTCTGGTCGTATTACCTATAGTGGCGGCGAGTGGCTTTACTCACCTATATACAACAAATTATGGAAAGATAATTCACAAGGCGGTGAGTGGCTATATTTGGATAGGCAAGGTAATAGTGGTAGAGACTGGATTGAGATGAATAAAAGAATCTCAGACCGTCGTTATAAATCCAATATTCAAGATAGTCAAGTTTCTGGTCTAGATGTTATTGAAAAACTGAAGACTTACAGCTATCGTAAAGAGTACGATGGCAAAATTGAGGATATATCTTGCGGTATCATGGCTCAAGATGTTCAGAAATATGCCCCTGAAGCATTTTTTGAAAACCCTGATGGTGCATACTCATATCGCACATTTGAATTGGTACCTTACTTAATTAAGGCAATCCAAGAATTAAATCAAAAAATAGAAAAAATGGAGAAAACAATAGCATGAATAACAACATGGACGCAGTAGTAAATCAGTTAACACTTGATTCACTGACTAAAAAACTAGCAGTCAGTGAGCAAGAATCAGCTAAGAATGAGGCTCTTTATTTGTATGCAGCAAGTGAGCTACATACGATGAAAGAGGTCCTAGAATATGACCCAGCTCTAAAAGAGCTATTTGAAGAAACACAAGCTAAAATGAAAGGAACTAACTAATGAATTACGAAGTAGCAATTAAACCATATCTTAAAGGTACAGAAAATGTGACAGTTGTCGCAATTAAGATGGAAAACAACGGACGCTATAGCTATGAGCAATGCGAGTTGCCAGGCGACCATACGCAGGACAATGAAGCGACCTTGGTTCAAGCAGTGCTAGACCATATCCGCACAGAGCTTGACCCAACGAGCGCCATCGTGCAAGCGCAGGCTAAACTTCAAGAAGCAGAACAGGAATTGGCTGAGACAAAGGCTAAACAAACGGCTACAGACCAAGCAGTTAAGCATAATCAAGAAGAAACAGACCGCTATGGTAAAATCATCCATGCGGTTGTTTTAAACGCTGTAGCAGGCAAGACAATCGCTTATGGAACAAACTATAAGGAATTGGTTGAGTTGATTCCACTTGCTGAAGTTGGTAAACGCTACATGGCACATGACTTGATTACTCTTGAAGATCCCGCGCATGTTGAGGTAGACGGAGAAGGCAAGCGTATCTTGGTTCAGTTGAACAAGGAATTTACTTACAATGGCGAACCAGTCAGCGACTTTGCCCGAAATGGTCGCCTTGAAATGGACGGAACAGGCGCAGCATGGAAGTACGAACCTAAAGAATAGGAGGTGTGTATGCAAATTGAATTTTTCAATTTTTTCCGAAGCGTCGTCCAGACTGAAGATGGTCTGGTCTTGTACGCTCTGGCATTGATTGTCTCAATGGAAATCATTGATTTTGTAACAGGGACAATTGCTGCTATCGCAAATCCTGACATCGAGTATAAGAGCAAAATCGGTATTAATGGACTCCTTCGCAAAATTCTAGGGGTCCTTTTACTGATGATCCTCATCCCGATGTCTGTACTCTTGCCTGAGAAGACAGGCTTTGCATTCTTGTACTCGATCTATCTCGGGTACATCGCATTTACTTTTCAATCACTCATTGAGAATTATCGCAAATTAAAAGGAAATGTCACTCTTTTTCAGCCAATCTTGAAAGCATTCCAACGATTACTTGAGAACGATGATGACAAAAATAAAGGAGAATAATAAATGCAACAAATTAATGAAATTATCACAAACGGAGCCGTAAGCATTGCAATTATTTTGCTTGGTATCGCAGTTAAAGCGGTCAAGGAGTACCTCATCAAAGAGGGTGGTGAAAAGACTGTCAAAATCACTGAAATCCTAGCTAAAAATGCAGTACACGCAGTAGAGCAGGTAGCTCAAGAGACAGGCTTTAAAGGTGATGAAAAGCTAGAGCAAGCTCGTGATAAAGTCCGAGCTGAGCTGACCAAATATAATATCAGCATGACTGACAAGGACTTAGACACCTTTGTAGAGTCAGCTGTGAAGCAGATGAACGACGCTTGGAAAGGGGAAGAGTAATGGATATCGATACAAGCAGACTACGTACAGACTTGCCGATTGTTGGGTTTGAGCCTTTCCGTCAAGTACATGCCCACTCAACAGGCAACCGCAACTCAACTGCTCAAAATGAGGCGGACTACCACTATAGAAAGGACCCTGGACTTGGGTTCTTTTCTCATATCGTTGGAAATGGCCGTGTTATGCAGGTAGGTCCTGTAAACAAGGGAATGTGGGACGTTGGTGGCGGTTGGAATGCTGAGACCTATGCAGCAGTTGAATTGATTGAAAGCCATTCAACTAAAGAAGAGTTCATGACAGACTACCGCCTGTATATCGAATTGTTGCGAAACTTAGCAGATGAAGCAGGCTTGCCTAAAACTCTTGATACAGACGACTTGGCAGGTATCAAAACGCATGAATACTGTACCAATAACCAGCCGGATAACAGTAGCGATCACGTTGACCCGTATCCTTATCTTGCGAAATGGGGTGTTAGCCGTGAACAGTTTAAGCGAGATATTGAGAACGGCCTAGGCGCCGAAACAGGCTGGCAGAAGAATGATACAGGCTATTGGTATGTACACTCAGACGGCTCTTATCCAAAAGATAAGTTTGAGAAGATCAACGGAACTTGGTACTACTTTGATGGCTCAGGATACATGCTTGCAGACCGTTGGAAGAAGTACTCAGATGGTAACTGGTACTGGTTTGACCAATCAGGAGAAATGGCTGTTGGTTGGAAGAAGATTGCTGACAAGTGGTACTACTTTGACGTAGAAGGTGCCATGAAGACAGGATGGGTCAAGTACAAGGATACATGGTACTATCTCGACAGCAAGGGCGGAAACATGGTATCTAATGAATTCGTCAGAGCAGGTCAAGGATGGTACTACATCAAGGCAGACGGAACAATGGCAGATAAGCCAGAGTTCACAGTAGAGCCAGACGGCTTGATTACGACTAAATAATTTTAAAAAATAAAATGAAAGGAAACTTTCTAAATTGTTCTTTCTACCGCAGGCTCAGGCTTGCGGTTTTTTTGGTACCCATATTGGTACCCAAAAGTAATTTATATGTCACTTTTTTAGATATTACAAACTTCAAAAACGTTGATTTAACAAGACTTTGAACGCTATTTAACTTTATTAAAATCTATTTTTATAAAACTAGTTTCTGTTTACCCAATC